CCTAAAAAAAGCTCCGGGGGTGAAAAATAACAAATACTTTTAATCAGGTTACCCATAATTTAAAATTAAATCAACTTTGTGGATTGATTTCTCCTTTCAAGAACCTATTAATAGTAGGTACAAACTATGGGTAACCTGATTAAAAGTATTTGTAAAGATTAATAAGAAAGGAGGAAAGTATGCCTGATTTAAATGATGCATCAATGATCGCTTTATTACCCCAATTCGACGATTGGTGTAATGAAGATTTACCGCACACAACTTTGGTCTATTTAGGAAAGATTAAAGATTTAGACCCAATATTAAAAGAAGAGTTAGTTAAAATAGTTTCCTCCTTATCCATTTTAACCCGTTCGTTTTTGGTTAAAATAACAAGCCAGGAAGTCTTTGGTTCTGAAGAAAAAGTTGAAGTTTTTGTATTACAAAAAACACCAGAACTATCCTCACTAAGAAATATTTTGGATTATTGGGATGACAGTGAATTTCCAATATTTAAACCTCACGCTACAATCGGTCCTAAGGGGACTATTGTTAAAGATCCTCCGTTATACATAACCTTTGATAGAATTGCCTTAGTTTGGGGAGAAGAGCGAATAATATTTCGGTTACAGAGATATTAAAGGTGGTTTTTATGAAAAACAAAAAAGAGCCTTTAAGAAAACGAGACGGATTAGACAATGAAATAGAACCTCGAAAAAGAGGTCAGGCTCCTGGGCGAACAATAGAGGCTAGGGAAAATCAGATAATTAGTTTAGCATATGATTTAGTTGAGGATCGAATTAAAAAGAAAACAGCCACCTCTCAGGAAGTAAGCCACTTTTTAAAAATGGGTTCTGTTTCGGCTCAGTTGGAAAAAACGAAATTACAAAAAGAAAACGAACTTCTAGAGGCTAAGACAGAAGCTCTTAAGTCTCAAAAACGAGTTGAAGAGCTTTATGCGAATGCTATGAAGGCGTTTAGAAGTTATAGTGGACAAGAGGAAAATCCAGACGATGACCCAGATTAAACAATACTCAGAACTAACAAAAATAGAAACGATTGAAGGCCGATATGAGTATCTAAAATTACCAGGGATATTGGGTGAGAAAACATTCGGTACGGATAGATATTTAAACCAAAGATTTTATCAATTAATAGAATGGAAGAGGATTCGGGACTTCGTCATAGTCAGAGATGATGGTTGTGATCTTGGTGTTTTAGAATTCCCGATACAAGATAGAATTCTAATTCACCATATGAATCCGGTAACGATAAAAGATTTAAAATTTAAAAATATTGATGTTCTAGATCCTAACTTTTTAATATCAACGAGCGAGAGAACTCATAACGCCATTCATTATGGTGACAAATCCCTGTTACCCTATGTTCCGAAACAAAGAACCCCAGGGGATACAAAACTATGGTAAAGGAGGTGATCCCATATGGCCTTTCCAACCGTGATCGCAGAGGCGGGCGGCAATAGCGTTGTCAATGAGACAAGCCCTACCGTCAATTTACCTAACGGCAGTGATGTTGCAGGGCGTCTGATTCTGTTGTTTTTCACATCGGATGGTTCGGGTGAGACATTCACCACTCCCGCCACCCATCCGTGGACAAAAATCTTGACTGAGGGCGGGGTGGGTTTTACCAGCGCAATATATTTCCGCCGCACGACTGGCACGGAAGGCTACCCATCCACCGGCGCAACGATCACAGTGACGATATCGTCCATTGAGATGAGCGCACATACAACGTACTTACTAAGTGGTCATCATACAAGCACCGACCCAGTGGCATCCACCGGCGCGACGGGTACAAGCGTAAGCGGCGACCCCGATGCACTTAATCCCGCTGACTGGGATGTGGAGGATACGTTGTGGTTCGCCGGTGTGGCTTTCAACGGCGCGAGTTCGACAACGCCACGAATTACAGGCTATCCGACCAGTTATACCAACACACGTTCAGACTTTGCCGCTGATTCAAACGGCGTCACAATGGGAGTCGCCCGCCGCGAAAATGCAACCGCATCTGAAGACCCGTCTGCGTTTACAAGTGATACCTCGGTGGGATGGCGGGCAGAGACGGTGGGGGTGCGACCAAGTTCGAGTGACATAATTACTTTGGATTTAGTACCATATTCTAGCACTATACCTGCTATTATAGTAACTGAGAATGAAATTATTCCTTTGGATTTAGTTCCCTTTTCTAGCACTATACCTGCTATTATAGTAACTGAGAATGAAATTATTCCTTTGGATTTAGTTCCCTTTTCTAGCACTATACCTGCTATTATAGTAACTGAGAATGAAATTATTCCTTTGGATTTAGTTCCCTTTTCTAGCACTATACCTTCTATTATAGTAACAGAACAGATTCCAATTCCTTTGGATTTAGTAACATATTCTAGTACTATACCTACTGTAACATTTATTGAAAATATAAATATTCCTTTGGATTTAGTACCATACTCTAGTACTATACCTGCTGTAACAGTAACAGAACAAATTGTAATTCCTTTGGATTTGGTGACATATTCTAGCACTTTACCCGCTATAACAGTAACCGAGAATGAGATTATTAATTTAGATTTAGTAACATTTTCTAGCACTATAACTGCTATAACGTTTCTCGAAAGTGCTGTAACCGCATTAGATTTAGTAACATATTCTAGCACTATACCTTCTATTACAGTAACCGAGAATGAGATTATCCCGTTAAATCTAGTCTCATATTCTAGCACAGTAAACGTCATCATAGTAACTGAAAATGAGATTATTTCTCTAAATCTAGTTCCTTATTCAAGCACCATACATCCTATAACGTTACTTGAATCATTCCCCATTCCTCTGGATTTAGTAACATATTCTAGTACTATACCTGCTATTACAATAACAGAACAGATTGTAATTACTTTAGATTTAGTTCCATTTTTTAGTACTATACCTGCTATAACAGTAACAGAACAGATTTCAATTACTTTGGATTTAGTTCCGTTTTCAAGTATTATAAATCCTATAACGACTACTGAAACTATAACTATTCCTTTAGATCCGGCATCTTTTTCAAGTACTATATATCCTATAATAATTACAGAAGCTAGTGTTATTAATTTAGATTTAGTAACCTTTACCAGCACAATACGGAATATAGATATTTTAGAAGAATCAACTATTGGTTTGGATTTGGTTACGTATGATTCTCAAATTAGAGATATTTCAGTTTTAGAAAATGTGGTTATTAATTTAGATTTAGTAACCTTTACAAATACATATGGAGATTTAACAACAACGGCAGATGATTTAACGTTGTTAAATTTGGTAGTTTTTAATTATTCCGTTCCAAATTTATTATTTCTTGGCGGATATGAATCGTTGATAACTCCGATAGAAAGATGTTATATGATTGAGGACGAACCCCGATATATAGATATTGAGTCGGAAGATAGAACAATACTAATTTATTATAAGGAGATTTAAAAATGGCTACATTTGCAAAAGCTAACGATTGGGTCGAAAATGAAAGTGAAGTTACCGATTTGGATGGGGATCAATTTGTTGTTGCCTTGTCCAATACGGCTCCAGCTTCAGAAACAAATCCTCCGCTAACAGATACGAAGGGTATTCTTGCTAACATAACACAAATTGTTTATACCTTTTTATCTACTCGAAATCTGACTAGAATCGCATCCTTACAAGCCGCGGGAACTTACAAACTTGATTTCGATGATTTGATCCTTACCGCCACAGGTGGCTCAGTTGGTCCGTTTCGTTATATTTATGTGTATGATGATACTCCAACCTCCCCAGCAGATCCTATTATTGGTGTTTACGATCTTGTCACTCCGGTTACCATCACTGATGGCAGTAGTAGGACTTTAAAGTTTGATGCCGCTGGGTTTCTTACCAAGACATAGAGTAACCCATGTCAGATTTTAAAGCTCTACCAACAAAACACCCAAGCGCCAAATTAGATTATGTGTTTGATTGGGCTCCTAAAAGAAACAATAGAGGTGTAACTAATTGGTTGAAACCGGAAGAGAGTATTCTGACAAAAACAATAAATATTACTCCCTCGGGGATAACCATATTATCAGATGCACTGATTGACGACTCCTCAGCAATACAACTAGTGTTATCTGGAGGAACTCTTCAAACTACATATAATGTATCCTGTTCAATAACGACCGATGAGGGTCGAGAAGATACTAGAACAGCAACCATATTAGTTAAAAATAGATAGGAGGGAGTATTTATGTTAGAATCAATACTAAATACAATTAAAAAAATGCTCGGTCTATCTATAGACGATACGTCGTTCGATGTCGATATTTTGGTTAATATAAATTCGGCATTTATGATTTTAAATCAACTTGGTGTTGGCCCAGAAGAAGCTTTTTCCATCCAAGATTCTTCTATAGAGTGGCCCGCCTATTTCTTAACAGATACAATATATGAGGCGGTTAAAACATATATATATCTTAAAGTAAAATTAATGTTTGATCCGCCAACAACTTCTTTTCATATATCAGCAATTGAACGTCAAGTTGTTGAATTGGAGTGGAGATTGACAAATCAAGTTCCAATTCCACCGGAGGTAATTCCATGACAGTTGATTTAAAACATGTAGGTATTCTAGGTATGAAATGGGGTAGACGAAGTGGCGCATCGACTACAAGCAGTTCCGATCACAAGTCAGCTAATGTTCTTAAAAAGAAAAAACTTAAGGATATGTCGAATGACGAACTAAAAAAACTAACCGCTCGTTTATCTTTAGAGAAACAGTTTAAAGATTTATCAAAAAAAGACCCATCAAGTGCTAAAAAATTTGTTACTGAAGTGCTTCAAGGATCTGCCAAACAGTTGGCTAGTAAATACCTAGCGAAGTCTATAGAAGATGGCTTACCTCTACTTATAGCTACTTTGTCTACTAAACTCAAGGGGTAACATATGAGTTTATCTAATACCGCCACACCACAGTATTATGGAGAATTTCGAGAAAAAGTGCTAAATGGTGATATTCCAGTTTGTACTGAGATATCATTGGAAATGAATCGTATCGATCAATTAATCGAAAACCCAGAAATTTATTATGATGATAAAGCTATAAATGGTTTTATTGAATTTTGTGAGAACGAGGGTACCCTTACTGACGGTAGCGATCTGCATCTTCTTGATACTTTTAAACTTTGGGCAGAACAGATATTTGGCTGGTATTATTTTGTTGAACGTAGCGTATACGAACCAAATAAAAACAATCACGGTGGTCGATATGTTAGGAAGAGAATTAAAAAACGATTAATTAATAAACAGTATTTAATAATAGGTCGTGGTGCTGCCAAATCAATATATGTGTCACTAATACAAAACTTTTTTCTTAATATAGATCCAGCCACAACACATCAGATAACCACCGCTCCGACTATGAAGCAGGCGGAAGAAGTAATATCCCCAATCAGAACAGCTATAATTCGTTCCAGAGGTCCCTTATTTCAATTTTTGACGGAGGGGTCATTACAAAATACAACAGGCTCCAAAGCGAAGAGAGTGAAATTAGCATCGACTAAAAAAGGTATTGAGAATTTTCTAACCGGTTCTCTTTTAGAAATTCGTCCGATGGCAATCGCTAAATTGCAAGGTTTAAGACCAAAAATATCTAGCGTGGACGAATGGTTATCTGGAGACATCAGAGAAGATGTGGTTGGGGCCATTGAACAAGGCGCGTCTAAACTAGACGATTATTTAATTGTTGCTGTTTCATCAGAGGGTACCGTTAGAAATAGTAGTGGTGACACCATAAAGATGGAATTATTGGATATTCTTAGAGGTGATTATATAAACCCTCATGTTTCCATTTGGTATTATCGTTTGGACAAAGTTGAAGAAGTATCGAATCCCGAGATGTGGATAAAAGCAAATCCAAATCTAGGACGGACTGTAACATATGAGACGTATCAGTTGGAAGTCGAAAGAGCAGAAGCCGCTCCATCAACTAGAAATGATATCCTCGCTAAACGTTTTGGTATTCCAATGGAAGGATATACATATTTCTTTACGTATGAGGAAACCATTCCACATCGTAAACGAGATTACTGGGGTCTTCCATGTGCTTTGGGCGCGGACATGTCTCAGGGTGATGATTTTTGTGCTTTTGACTTTTTATTTCCATTACCAAGGGGTGGTTTTGGGATAAAAGCAAGATCATATATAACATCAAAAACTTTGATGAAGTTACCTGGTGCTATGCGTTCCAAATATGAACTATTCCTAAAAGAAGGAACACTTCAAGTGTTAGATGGAACGGTTCTAGATATGATGCAAGTGTATGATGATCTTGAAGCTCATATAGAAGCTAAAAAATATGATATACGTACTTTAGGTTATGATCCATATAATGCTAAAGAATTTATTGAGCGTTGGGAAAGGGAAAATGGTTCTTACGCGATTGAGAAAGTAATTCAAGGTGCAAAGTCTGAATCAGTCCCACTTGGAGAAATTAAGAAATTATCCGAGGATAAATTACTTGAATTTGATGAAGAGTTAATGTCATTTTCAATGGGAAATGCTGTAACTTTAGAGGACACGAACGGAAATAGAAAACTTCTTAAAAAACGATACGATCAAAAAATAGATAATGTTTCTGCGTTTATGGATGCTTACATTGCGTATAAGGCGAATAAGGAAGCATTTGAGTAAGGAGGTTACATGTGAATAATGATTTTTATAACGAAAGAGAGAACCTATTTAGTAGATTAAGAAACGCGTGGAATGTGTTTTTAAATCGTAATAAAATGGATGAAGCAAGATATATTCCAGGATCAGCATATTCTAGTCCTAATCATCGACCAAGACTTAAATATGGAAATGATAGATCCATAGTTGGAGCGATCTATAATAGAATCGCAACAGATGCGTCAATGATAGCGATTAGACACGTTAAATTAGACGATGATGAAACATATGAAGAAACAATTCTATCCGGTTTAAATAATTGCTTATCTTTAGAATCGAATATAGATCAAACCAGTCAGGCGTTTATTAGTGATGTAGTCATGTCAATGCTTGATGAAGGTGTGGTTGCTATAGTGCCGGTAGACACATCTGTTAATATGTTAGATCAAAATTCATTTGACATTTTATCAATGAGAACTGCTAAAGTGATTCAATGGTATCCGAAACACGTTCGACTTCAATTATATAACGATATCAGTGGCGAAAGAGAAGAAATAACTCTACCAAAACTAAAAGTTGCAATTATTGAAAATCCTTTCTACTCTGTAGTTAATGAAAGATCGTCGGTGGCTAAAAGACTAATCGAAAAACTTAATCTTTTAGATGCAATCGATGAACAAAGTAGTTCTGGTAAATTGGATATAATTATTCAGTTACCATATGCTATTAAATCCGGCTTAAGACAACAACAAGCTGAACAAAGACGGAAAGATCTTGAGGGGCAACTTAAAGATTCAAAATATGGAGTTGCGTATGTTGACGGAACTGAGAAAGTAATTCAATTAAATCGAGCAGCGGAAAACAATTTAATGGCTCAGATCGAATACTTAACTAGAATGCTATATAGCCAGCTAAGTATTAGTGAAGCGTTATTAAACGGAACCGCCGACGAGAAAGAATTGATTAATTACTATAATCGCATCATATCTCCAATTGTTTCTGCCATTGCTAAAGAATTTAAAAGAAAATTTTTAACAAAGACCGCCCGGTCACAAGGACAGTCAATTATGTCCTTCCGAGATTTGTTTAGTATGGTTACTCCGGAGAGATTGGCCGATTTGGCTGATAAACTTACTAGAAATGAGATTGCATCACCGAATGATTTACGAAAGGTGATTGGTTGGAAGCCAAGTAAAGATGCGAAAGCCGACGATCTTAGAAATAGAACCATAACTCAACCAGCAACAGAAGAACCCGGAAGTGAAAAACTGGATGTTACTAATGAGTTCAAAAAAGTAATTAAAAAAGGAGAATAATTCAAAATGGCAGAAGTTAAAGATAAAAAACATAACTTTAGTGGCTATGCTACTAAGTATGATGTACTTTGTTCGGATGGAAGAACCATTAAAAAAAATGCGTTTTCGCATAATGATGGTCAAAAAATTCCATTGGTTTGGCAACATATGCATAACGACCCAACAAATATTTTGGGACATGCAATTCTTGAACATCGAGAAGATGGTGTTTATGCTTACGGGTATTTCAACGATAGTGCGTCAGGGAAACAAGGACAAACATTGGTTGAACATGGTGATATTGGTTCTATGTCGATTTTTGCTAATAAACTGGTCGAGAAGAGTAATTTAGTTCACAGTGGTCAAATTCGAGAGTTGAGTTTGGTTTTGTCTGGAGCTAATCCAGGAGCAGTGATCGAACATATTACGTTATCTCATAGTGATGGTGAAGACACCATATCGGAAGAAGAGGCAATCGTCTCTATGAATATTCCTCTTGATACCATTACTAAAGAACAGGGTATTAAACATGCGGAAGATGAAGAAACGGTTTCCGATGTTGTTGATAGTATGAATGACAAACAAAAGAAAATTATGTTTGCTTTGATCGCTCAGGCCCTAGAAGCAGAAGAAACCGGCGATGATGACGGCGAAGTTAAACAATCTGATGACAAACAAGGAGATAAGGTTATGAAACAGAATGTATTTGATAAGACGGATGAGGAAGATAAGGCATTGACACACGCTCAAATCGAAGAATTTGCTGGTGTAGTATTTGCCGATGTTGAAAACAAAAAGTTTAAGACGTTCAAAGAGTCGTTTGTGGCTCATGCTGGCACATATGGCATTGATAATATCAGTTATCTATTCCCCGATGCAAAAGCTTTGGATAGCGAACCTGGGTTTGATACTCGCAGAATGAGTTGGGTTACCGGTTGGATGAGCCAAACTCGTCATACACCGTTCTCTCGTATTAAGAAACTTTGGGCTGATCTGACCCCTGATGTTGCTCGTGCTAAAGGTTATATTACTGGTAATGAGAAAGTTGAACAGGTGTTCGCTATTTTGAAGCGCACAACCGAACCGACAACTGTATATAAGAAACAGAAGTTGGATCGGGATGACATTAGTGATATTACTGATTTTAATGTGGTAACCTGGATGTGGCGTGAAATGCGCTTTATGTTGGACGAGGAAGTTGCTCGTGCTGCATTGGTTGGTGATGGTCGTTCGTTTGGCGTGGATGACGATGCCATTGATCCTTCCAAGATTCGTCCGATCTTCGGTGATGTTGCCCAATTTGTTCATTATTTGACCCTTTTGGATACCGTTGTGGATTATCTGGATATCATGGATGCGATCAATACTGCTCGTGTGAATTATAAAGGAACCGGAATCCCCAACCTTTATACCACAAACGCCGTCCTCAATGGTATGTTGCTTCTTCGCGACACCACCAATCGTCGGTTGTTCAAGAGTGTTGCTGAATTGGCCTCTGAACTTCGCGTTGCTGATATTATCGAAGTGCCTGTTATGGAAGGCGTCCAACGAATCAATGTTTCCCCAGCCTTTACCGCCGACCTGCTTGCCATTATGGTGAATCCTCACGATTACACCTATGGTGCTGATGCTGGTGGCAAAGTTTCTAACTATGATCAGTTCGATATTGACTTCAATCAACAGAAGTACCTTATCGAAGCTCGTATGTCTGGTTCTTTGTTGGAACCCAAGAGCGCTATGGTTATTGAGCGCGAGACTGCGTAATCGATAATAAAAATTCAAAATGGCAAAGTTTTCTAATAAAATCGGCTACGCTACAAGTATAGAAACATCCCCAGGCGTATGGACCGATCAAATTACAGAACGTACATATACCGGTGATGTTCTACGAGATAGTAAACAATGGAAGGAAAACAGTCAAGCCAATGATGATCTGACCATTAGCAATCGTATAAGTATTATAGCCGATCCCTTTGCCTATGAACATTTGTTAGCTATGCGATACGTAATATGGTCCGGGGTTTATTGGAAAGTTACTTCTATGGAACTACAAAGACCTCGGATCATATTAAGTTTAGGAGGGGCGTACAATGGGATCAAGGCTTAACCTTCAAACTAAATTGGTGGCGCTAATTGGAAATAACAATGTCTATTTTCAACCGCCTCCAGATTTTATGTTATCGTATCCTTGTATTGTTTACTCTCGTGTTAATATTCGATCGAGATTTGGAGACAATGTACCGTACAGTATTACAAAAGAATACAATCTGACGGTTATCGACACAAATCCAGATAGTGAAATTCCTGATAAAGTTTCTAAATTGGAACGTTGCGCTTTTGACAGGCATTTCACAACTAGTAATTTAAATCATGATGTTTTTAACATCTTATTCTAAAGGAGTATTTAAGTATGGCACCTAAAATTGTATTCGACGATGTTGGTAAGAAGTTTTATGAAACTGGTGTAGATCGTGGTGTTTTCTACGCACAACTTTCAGATGGAACATATCCTCTTGGCGTTGCGTGGAATGGTTTGACCGCTGTTACTGAAAGTCCATCTGGTGCGGAACCCAACCCTCAATTTGCGGATAATATTAAATACCTTAATCTGCTCTCGGTTGAAGAGTTTGGGGCGACGATTGAGGCGTACACATATCCGGATGAATTTGCGCTGGTTGATGGTTCTGTCGAACCCGAAGTTGGTGTAATGATTGGTCAACAGCCTCGTAAAACGTTTGGTCTTTGTTATCGAACCATTATTGGTAATGATGTTTCTGGCGTTTCATTGGGGTACAAACTTCATTTGATTTATGGTTGTTTGGCTTCTCCTTCCGAGAAAGCATTCCAAACGATTAACGAATCACCCGAAGCTATTACCTTTAGTTGGGAACTGACAACGACTCCGGTGCCCGTTACCGGTTTCAGCCCGACCGCATCTTTGGTCATCGATTCAACGAAAGTTTCAGCCCCTGATCTTGCTGCTCTTGAAGTAATCCTGTACGGAACGGCGCCTTCTACCGAAGGATCTTTGCCGCTTCCGGATGCAGTTATTGCTCTGATGGCACCGTAGTAGTTAGTAGTAATTAAGTTTTATATATGGGTCCTTCTAAAATTAGTTGGACCCATATATCTTTTATATTTGAAATGGAGTAAACACAATGTTAGCAAAAGAAATTGAATATCTAGATTATAATAATAATCCTAGAAAAGAGGTTTTCCTCTTTAATCTCACCAAAGCAGAAGTTACAGAAATGGAATTATCTACTGATGGCGGACTTGTTAAAAAAATAGAAGCAATCGTTGCTGCCCAAAATGGAGCAGAGATTGTTAAGTTGTTCAAAGATATTATTTTCAAATCATATGGTGAAAAATCCCCGGATGGAAAACATTTTGTTAAAAGTGATGCTATTTCTACCGCCTTTTCACAAACCGAAGCGTATTCCATTCTCTTTATGGAATTAGCTACAAACGCTGGAGCCGCAGCTGATTTTGTTAATGCTATTGTTCCGGTTGATAAAGATATTGATAAAGATAAAAAGGCAGTGGGCTGAAAAATAAAAAAGGAGACAAGAGAATGTTAAAAGTTATTATTCCCTCTATTGAATTTTTTGATGAAGGAAAAAACTCTTTTTTTAACTCAAAAGAATATGAATTACAATTAGAACATTCTCTTGTTTCATTAGCTAAATGGGAATCTACATGGCATAAGCCATTTTTAATTAAAGAAAATAAGACTGATGAAGAAACTATTGATTATATTAAAGCAATGACGATAACACAAAATGTTGATCCTCAAGCATATACGTTAATAAAACAACCAGTTATTGATAAAATATTAAATTATATAAACGATCCTATGACCGCAACAACAATAAATAAACAAAAAGAGGTTACAAAATCTGGTATAGTAACCGCGGAGATTATTTATTATTGGATGGTAACTTTTAATATACCATTTGATTGTCAAAAATGGCATCTAAATCGTTTATTAACACTTATTGATGTATGTAATATAAAAAATACTCCAGTTAAGAAAAGAAGCAAAAAAGAAATATACGAACAAAATCGAGCAATTAATGAATCGAGAAAAGCCAAACTTAAAAGCGAGGGTTAAAGGAGGTTAATTTTGATCACCTTTAAATATAAAGGCAACTTTAATAAAACGACAGATTTTTTAAAAAAAAATAACAAAAAGGATTATGTTGCTGTTTTTGAAAAGTACGCTAGAGAAGGCGTTCGGGTGTTAGCATCAGCCACACCAAAAGATAGTGGAGAGACGTCAAATTCTTGGGACTTTGAAATCGTCACAAGAAAAACATCAACTAGAATATATTGGAAAAATAAAAATATTGTTGATGGAGTACCTGTTGTTATTTTACTTCAATACGGACATGGTACTAGATCTGGTGCTTTTGTAGAGGGTAGAGATTTTATCAACCCTGTTATGAGACCTATATTTGATAAAATTGCCGACAGTTTATGGAAGGAGGTTATTAGCTAATGAGTAGAACAATTGATGAACGTGTAGTACAAATGGCCTTTGAAAATAGTAATTTTGAAAAGAACGTTGGTACTAGTTTAAGCACCATTGATAAATTAAAAAAATCTCTAAATTTTGATGGTATTGGTAAAGGTTTTGCTGGGATAACCTCCGCCGCTAATAAAATAAACTTAGGCGCGTTATCAAGCGGTATAGAAAACATATCTAATAAATTCTCTGCTTTGGGTATTTTAGGTGTTACAACATTAGTTAATATAGCAAACTCGGCATATCAAGCAGGCCTTGGTATTGTTAAAGCTTTAACCGTAGATCCGATTAAAGCCGGTCTAAGTGAATACGAAACAAAATTAAATAGTGTACAAACAATTTTAGCTAATACCCAAAAAGAAGGAACAAATCTACAAACAGTAACGGCAGCTTTAAATGAATTAAATGAATATTCAGACAAAACCATCTACAATTTCCAACAGATGGCGAGGAATGTAGGTACATTTACAGCAGCAGGAGTTAAGTTAGAGACATCGGTTGCCGCGATCAAAGGTATTGCTAACTTAGCAGCCATATCGGGTTCGAACGCCGATCAAGCTAGTACTGCTATGTATCAATTATCTCAAGCATTATCATCTGGCTCTGTTAAACTAATGGATTGGAATTCGGTAGTTAATGCTGGTATGGGTGGTCAAGTATTCCAAGATGCGATCATGGAAACAGCCCGTGTCCACGGCGTAGCAGTCGATCAAATGATCGAAGAAGATGGTAGTTTTAGAGAAACATTACAACGTGGTTGGTTTACTAGTGAGATTTTAACCGAAACGTTAGCTAAATTCACAGGGGATCTAAATGCCGATCAACTTCGAACAATGGGTTATACCGAAGCACAGATTCAAGAAATAATCAAAATGGGACAAACTGCTAGTGACGCTGCTACTAAAGTTAAAACCTTTAGTCAATTATTTGATACGTTAAAAGAAGCAGCACAGTCTGGTTGGGCTCAAACTTGGGAAATTATCATCGGTGACTTTAATGAAGCTAAGACATTTCTTACAGATCTTAATAATTTATTTGGAGGAATGATTGGAGCATCGGCTCAATCCAGAAATGATTTGTTATCCGGTTGGAAAGATCTTGGTGGGCGCGAGGCTTTAATCGAATCCGTTCGTAATGTATTAGATGGTCTTCTGAGTGTTATAAAACCAGTGAACGAGGCTTTACGAGAAATCTTCCCAAAAGTAACGGTAAAGCAATTATTCGCTTTAACCGAGGGATTGAAGAAATTCACTGAAAGACTTACATTAACTGAAGGTGGTGCTAGTACTTTAAAGAGAATATTTAAAGGGTTATTTGCGTTAGTAGATATTGTAGTGTTTGCGTTCACAACATTAACAAAATCTGTTTTTGGTTTCTCTTCAACTTTAAAACCTGGTATTGGTTCTTTGATTGAATTTATAGCCAAGATAGGTGATTTTATAGTTAAGTTAAGAGATGCTATAAGAGGCGCTGATGGTTTTGGAGAGGTAATAGAAGTAATCAAAACATTCTTGGCTGCTGGTAGTTTGGCATTCAAAAAATTCTTTAATACTGTAGCTAATACTATAGGCAAATTTAAAAGTATTAAGTTAGATGGATTATCTAAATTTATAGATAAGTTAAAGGGTAAGTTTAAACCGTTAACCGCTATATCTGATGCTGTTGTAAAAGTCATAGAGTTCTTTAAAGTAGCCCTATCAAAGATAGCACCTATTGCAATCCGTTTATCAGAAATTGTATCATCATCAGTTAGTAAATTTATTACTAAAATAACCGAAGCCCTTGGTAAATTCGAACCAGAACGTATAATTGATATTATAAATGGCGGATTATTATCAGCTGTTCTTTTGGCTATAAAGAAATTTGTATCCAAAGGATCTGGTGTATTTGGTGGGATTGCCGGTGTTTTAGATTCCGTGAAAGATAGTTTATCTGCTTGGCAGACATCTCTAAAAGCTGATGTATTAATAAAAATAGCATTGGCTTTAGGTATTATGGCCCTTTCTCTTTTGATACTGGCGACGATAGATAAAGATAAGTTAACTGGTGCTTTAGCTGCAATGACGGCAATGTTTATTCAATTAGGTCTATCTTTAGCTTCGTTCTCAAAAATGATGAGTCTTACAAGCCCAATGGCAATAGCGAGCATGGCGGTTGGTCTTGTTGCCATAGCCGTAGCAATGCTTATAATGGCAACCGCGGTTCATAAATTAGGAACCATGGATTCTCAAGAATTAGTAAAGGGAATGTTAGCTATAGTATCGATGATCGGTCTCTTTTCTTTAGCAGCCAAAGTTTTATCAAAGAGTTCTGGTCACATGATAATAGGCGCTGCTGCTTTGATCATATTCTCGTTCGCTATTCGCTCTTTGGCTAAAGCCGTCATTATAATGGGTCAAATGGATCCAGTTGAAATGGCTAGAGGTCTTACCGGGGTCGGAGTATTAATTGGCGAGCTTGCTTTATTTATGAGAACTATGAATATTGGACCAATGGCACTAACGAGTGTTCTTGGTATATTGGTTTTAGCTGGAGCAATAGCTATTCTTGTTAAATCGGTACAAACGTTGTCTGAAATAAATGGCGAATCCCTATTCAAAGCTTTAGCTGCTTTAGGACTAATTCTTACAGAATTGTCTCTTTTTGTTTATGCTACTGCTGGTGGTACAACTTTAATATTGACTGCGGCAGGTATTGCAATTATGGCTGTAGCTTTAATAGGTTTGACTTCTGTTATGGAACGATTAGGTGCATTATCTTGGGATCAAATAGGAAAAGGTCTAACGGCTATTGCGGCAGCGTTAACCATAATTGGTGTCGCGTCATATTTGTTACCCCCGCATATGATACTTCAAGCTGCTGGTTTGGTTGTTATGGCCGTTGCTTTAGGTTTAATTGGTGATGCATTGAAGAAGATGGGATCGTTGACCGGAGATGAGATGGCTATAGCGCTATTAGGACTTGCTGGTAGTCTCCTTATTCTTTCGGTTGCTCTAATTGCCATGAATGGTAGTATTGGTGGTGCAGCTGCGTTATTCATTGCTGCCGCTGGTTTAATGGCTTTAGCTCCCGCGTTAAAGATACTTGGTTCTATGTCTTGGGAAGAAATAGGACGTGGGTTGGCTGCTTTAGCTGCTACCTTACTTCTATTAGGTATTGCTGGTGCTCTTATGACTCCTGTAATTCCAACCCTGTTGGGATTAGGTGTGGCAATGATACTAATTGGCGCTGGTATGGCTTTGGCTGGTCTAGGTTTACTTGCGTTTTCAGCTGGCTTAGCGGCGTTAGCAATTAGTGGCTCAGCTGGTGTTGCCGCTTTAGTTGTAATCATATCTGCCATTATTGGATTGATTCCAATGATCGTAGCCACACTAGGTCGTGCTTTATTGGCATTAGTTGATGTTTTGGTAGAAGGTGCACCTAAGTTATTAGAAGGTATTGTTCTACTTTTAAATATATTACTTGACGGATTGATTGAAATAATTCCAAAAGTAGTAGACGTTATCATATTACTTATTGAAAAGTTACTTACCTCCTTGGCTGCGAAAATGCCAGTTATAATTCAAGCTGGATATGATATTTTGAAAGGATTCTTAGAAGGTGTACGTGCGAATATTGGGGAGGTGGTTACCCTATCCATCGAAATCATCAATGCATATTTGAATGCTGTTGCCGCTAGAATACCCGAATTAATCGATTCTGGTTGGAAGCTTATTATAGCTTGGATCGATGGTATGAAAGAGGGAGTTGAAGCTAATTTACCAGAACTGATAACATCGGTTCAAGAGTTGGGCTTGGCTATTATCAAGGGTCTTGCCAAGGGTTTAATTGATGGTAGAAACAATGCAGTTGACGCTATAAAAGAACTTGCTCAAATGGTAATCGACGAGTTTAAATACATTCTTGGAATAAATTCGCCGTCCACCGTGTTTATTGAGTTCGCTCTAAATATGATAACTGGTTTGGTAAATGGTTTATCGACTGGCGCAGTGCAAATCGCAACAACAGTTACTAAACTAGCTAATTCGGTTGTGGATGCCATAAAAACAAAGTATACAAATATGGTTACTGCTGGATCAGATCTAGTATCTGGTTTTGGGTTAGGCATAACAAATTATATCGGCATTGCCGTTAAAGCCGCTACTCAGTTAGCCATGTCTGCATTAAATGCTATTAAAAAGACACTTGGTATCGATTCCCCAGCAAAAGAATTAATAGAAGTTGGTAAGTTTGCTGATATCGGATTATCCAATGGTATAACTAAATTTAGCGACGTTGTTCTTTCATCAATAGAAAATCTTGGTAAAAATACCATATCTGAATTCTCAAATGTTATCGGTCGTATATCAGATGCGGTAAATAGTAATATGGATGTTTCACCAACCATAAGACCAGTTATTGATATGACCGAGATTAGTAAGGGTGGTGCAATAATAAACCGTTTGTTTGGTGATCAAAAATTAAATCCGTCATTATCAACTACTATAGCTAAATCCATATCTGTGAATGGTACCGAAACAACTTCTAGTTCTTCTGAAGGTGGTGTGAATGGTGAATCCAAAGATATAACGTTTATTCAGAATAACAACTCACCAAAAGCATTATCTCCCATCGAAGTGTATCGCAGTACCAAAAATCTATTATCAAGAACACAGAAAGTGGTAGGTGCATAATGATAAATAGCGTAACGATCATAAATCATAAAGGGGATCAAGTTGTACTAACGTTGAGGAGCCCAGAGTTATCTGGGTTCTTCATCAAAAAAATAGATGGTCTAGGACCCCCTGTTGGAACAATAAACACATCTCCGTATGCAACAATCGATGGTAGCCGTTATATCTCATCGAGATCTTCTGAGAGAAATATAGTGTTTCATTTGGGGTTCTTAGACAATCCAACAATTGAAGCGTCTCGTATTTCAGCTTACAAATTCTTCTCAGTAAAAAACGAATTGACTATGATATTTGAAACGGATACAAAAACAGTTCAAATTGTCGGGCGGGTTGAAACTAATGAACCCGAAATTTTCACAAAAGAATCTGGGACGGTTATTTCTATTATTTGTCCAGATCCTTACTATCGTTCAATGCTGGATCAAACGGTTGACTTTAGTGCGTTACAAGCATTGTTCGAGTTTCCTTACTCTAATGAAGATTTAACTATTCCGTTAACTTATTTCGGAGATATACAAATCGAAGCGGAACAATCAATAGATTATTTGGGAACTCAACCGGTTGGTTTTAAAATTATAATCAATGCCACGGGATCAGCTGGTACTATTAGTATTTATAATGTTAGTACTGGCGAATCAATGGTAATTAATAATACCATTATAACTAATATTACTGGAAGTGGTATTTCAGATGGAGACGAAATAACAATCACAACAATAAAGGGTCAAAAAACAGCATTGTTAAATAGAAATAGCGTAAACATCAATATATTAAATGCTGTTATTGAATCTAACGATTGGTTTACATTAGATATTGGTCAAAACACTTTCTATTATTCGGCGGTATTCGGGGGTATTTATTTACTATTTAAAATTGAATATCAGCTTTTGTATGAGGGTATTTAAATGGAACCCATTATTTTAGATAGTTCTCTAAATGCCGTTGCGGTCGTTGATCTCTTCGATTCATTTATTTGGACGGAGAGATTCGATTCCTGCGGTGAATTTGAATTATATTTACCCACAAATGCCACAAGTCTATCCTATATAGTTCCAGATAATTTTGTTATTTTAAAAGAATCAAACAGAACTATGATTATAGAAAGTTTATATTTAAATACTGATATCGAGGAAGGCAATCAATATATCGTTAAAGGACGCACCCTAGAATCAATATTAGATCGACGGATCGTAAGAGCACAAACCATATTAAACGGGTCATTGCAAACTGGTATAACTACCCTATTAAATAATGGAGCAATAGCTCCAAGCGATACTAATCGAAGAATAACCAAGTTATCCATGACGGCATCAACCGACCCACTGATTACAGCATTAACTATGGATGATCAATTTCATGGGGAAACATTATTGGATGCTATCACTTATATTTGTAAAAGTGCAGGTATTGGGTTTAAAATAACTCTTAACAGTTCGAATAATTTCGTATTTGAACTATACTCTGGTGTTGATAGATCATATGGCACCCTTGGCGATTCTATTGTATTATTTTCACCAAAGATGGATAACCTACTTAGCAGTCAGTATTTATTTTCTAGACTAGAACATAAAACCACTACTATGGTTGGGGGTGAGGGTGAGGGTTTCAGTAGAAAATTATATGACGTGAATCATCCTAATGGTGCTCTAACTGAATTAAATCGTAGAGAATTATTTACTGATGCATCAAACATATCTAGTACATATAGTGGTGGCACTTTAAGTTTAGGAAACTATAATTTACTATTAGCACATCGTGGTAAACAAGCCTTAACCGTACATCGTGATTTTGAAGCTTTTGATGGTCAAGTCGATCCAAATATAAACTATATTTATGGTGTCGATTATAATCTTGGTGATATTGTTCAGTTGGAAAATGAATATGGTTTGACTGGTATAACTATGGTAAGGGAATATATATTCTCAGAGGATAAAACCGGAACAAAAGCATATCCAACCTTTGAGAAGGTTTAAGGAGAAAAATATATGACTATAAGTTTTGGTTTTTACAACTCAGTTGCCGGGGATCGAGTATATGACGCCGTTACGGTATCTAAAATGTTTAACGGAATTATAACCGATGGTGTTTTTAAACTTATTGGAACCACATTCCTTGTAATTCAAAATACTGGAATGAATATATACGTCGGTTCTGGAAAAGCATGGTTCAATAATACTTGGACGTACAATGACTCCAATCTCGGCTTGACAGTAAGTGCGGCTCATGCGTCATTACCTCGTATTGATACGGTTGTACTTGAGGTTAATGCAGCAGTAGGTTCCAGGGTTAATACAATTAAAATGGTTAATGGTACGCCTAATGCTAGTCCGGTTCCACCGACACTTACTAACACGGCGGAATTACACCAATATCCATTGGCTTATATTGCAGTTGCTGCTCTAACAACCTCTATTGTTAATGCAAATATTACTCAGGTTGTAGGTAGTGCTCCGTGTCCATTTGTTTTGTTTCCAGAGCCAGCGGCACTTGAAAGTTACGCTTCTGATGTACTAAAAGTTCAAATTTTCACATAAAGGAGAAACAATATGGCTCAATATTCAAAATTAAAATTATCGGGATCAACAAACGGCAGACAAATTAGAATCGCGGCTAATCTTACACCAGGAAATATTTTACACACAGCTGTCTCTGGTACTTTAGATCAAGATGAGGTATGGCTTTATGCTACTAATAATCACACAGCAAACTTGGAATTGACCTTGGAATTGGGTGGTGTCACAGTGCCTGACGATTTGGTTAAATTTAGTGTTCCATTCAAAAGCGGTTTATTTTTGGTTCTTCCGGGATTTGTATATAACAATTCAGTTATTATTCGAGCGTTTGCCTCAATGTCTAACTTAATATCGGTTACCGGTTGGGTAAACAGAATTACGGCGTAAAACTATGTTAGAAACTTATCGTGGTCACAAACGACGTGGTATACTTAGACTTCCTGGAAAGTTATCCAATGTTGATCAGGTATTAACTGATTTTCTAATTGACTATCTGATAGTCGCTGGTGGAGGTGGTGGAGGGTCATATGGTGGTAGTGCTGGTGCTAGAAGTGGTGGAGGAGGTGGTGCTGGTGGTATGTTAACTGGCATTAACTTTCAAATGCTACCAGAAACCCTGTATAATATCGTGATCGGTGCTGGTGGGGCTATTGCTACAAATGGTGGTAATTCCACAGCACTGGGTCTTACTGCTATAGCTGGTGGTGGTGCTGGCGCACTTAATGCTGCTGGTAAAAATGGCGGTTCTGGTGGTGGTGCCACTGGTGATGGTGTAAACGACTCAGTAAAAACTGGTGGTACTGGTACTGCTGGGCAAGGTCTGGATGGTGGCGATACTACTGCTTCTGGTGGTGATATGGGTGGTGCTGGTGGTGGTAGAGGCGCTGTTGGTGGACAAGGTGGAACTGTTGGTGGTATTGAAGGTGGTATAGGTTTGCAATCCAGTATAACCGGTGTTGCCACATATTACGCTGGTGGAGGTGCATCTGGAACAAATATGCAAGTAGGTGTGGCTGATGGTGGACAAGGTGGTGGTGGAAATGGTGGTAGTAGTAATACTGCCGCAACAGATGGTGTTGCTAATACTGGTGGTGGTGGAGGTGGTGGTGCTCAAACTGGTGCTGCTGGTGAGGGTGGTAGTGGTGTTGTTATTCTGAAAATAAGAACCGCTGCGTATACAGGTATCGTCACCGGAGCCCCAACAGTAACAATATCTGGAATTTATACCATAGTAAAATTCACAGCAAACGGAAGTTATACTGCTTAGGAGGTTTTTTATGGCTGATGTTGTTAGAATAAGTAAAGGAATTGCTAGATATATTACTGGTTTTACACCACCAATACAAGAATTTACAATATACACTTAATAGAAGGGAATATAAAAAATATGACATTAGACCCATCTTATGTACAAATAGTAATTCCGCTCATTCTTACACTATTAGCCTCTAATGGTTTTTGGGCATATTTGATGACTAATAGAGATAAAAAATCAGATCAGATAAAGTTATTAACAGGTCTTGCTCACGATCGAATAATAACTATCGGTATGAAATATATTACTAGAGGTTGGATCACTCAAGATGAATATGAAAACATGACTGTTTATTTATATAAGCCATATGATAAATTAGGTGGAAATGGATCTGTCAAAAGAATAATGACGGAAATAGATAAACTCCCCATGAGAAAAGATAAACTATTTGACAAAATAACAGGAGATACAATAGAATGACTGCTATATTAGAACCTTTAATTCCAGGAAATTACACAGCCCTTGTAGATCTAAACATAAGATCGCAAATGGAAACCGAATCTACAACTAATTTAGTTGGTTTGTTTAAGCGTAGTAGTTCTTTCGTTGTTTTTGAAGTATATCCGGAATTTAAGGGTATTATTTGGGGACGAGTTAGTAGCAATATTGGTTCTGGAAAGTCTATGTACGTAGGACTTCGTGTACTTAACAACGATAAAGCTCACTTGGAAAGTCCATTCGCACATGGAATAAAACCAATAGAAGACAGCGAATTAAATAGGGCCCTTAGAGAATTGACTTTACGTATTCAAGATTTGACTAACGCTATTCGAGATTATAAGGTATAAAGGAGAATAAAATGATCTTATCAAATAAAATTTATGATGGTTTAAAATGGGTAACCTTGGTTTTACTGCCGGCTATATCAGTTTTTTATTTAGCATTGGCTCAATCTTGGAATTTACCATATCCTATAGAAGTCGCAGCAACAATCGCTGCTGTAGATGTATTTATCGCTGCTTTGATTGGAATGTCTACTTCGAATTATAAAATTTACGCCGCAACTCTTAATTTTAATGCCGAACGGGTTTTTGGCAACCCAAATAAAGGTTTGTTCTTGTCTAAAGTTACTTATGATATTCTAACCTGGGTAGCCCAAATATTATTACCATCCATGGCCGCTTTATATTTTACTTTAGCCGGTCTTTGGAATTTACCATATCCAGAAATGATAGTTTCTACAATTATGGCATTCGATACATTTCTAGGTATGCTTTTGGGTTTTAGCACCTCACAATTCCACAAACAAGTTGCAACGGATCTTATAGATATACCTGCAGGTATATCTAAAGTTAGTTTAAAATAAATCGCATCAAAAACATATCCTATAATGAAAGACAAAATCTTACAAGGAGAAGTATATGATTACCGACCCAGACACAAAGAAAACGTTTGACAAAGAAGTAACCAGAGTATTAACTGATATGAGTACAATGGAGGTTGATTCCGAAGAATATCACAAAGCTGTGAGTAATCTTGACGTACTATGCCAAGCTAGAAGTTTAAAGACTAATAGCTGGTTTAGTGCTGATCTGATTATTCCCGGTATTGTGAATATAGTAGGTATCCTCCTCGTGTTGAACTTTGAGCAGTTAGGCGTGGTATCTTCCAAAGCATTTGCGTTCATTGGAAAAGGACGAGCATAATACATCACAAAAGGATTGCGTTTTAAAAGGAGGAGAGATCTAGAAATAGGTCTCTCTTTCTTTTTTCTCGCGTGGGAAACGTATGCTATAATGAAAAGGAGACTATATAATGAAAGCTAAAAACTTGAAAGATATTCCGATGTACAAGACAAACCCACAAGCAGTGGAAAACGCTATTAAGGTAGTAGAAGTAGTACAGTTAGTTGTTAAAGCAAAAGGTGAAAACTATGTTATAACAAAGAGCGAAGCTATGGCTATTGCACACGCAGTGATACGCTCAACAGGTGTGTCAGTACAGAAGATCGCAGAGAGCATTCTAGCAACACAGTAAGTTTCAAAGAAGAGGTATCATGGAAACATGGTATCTTCTTTTTCTCGAATTATACACATTGGCTTTAAAAAATTCCCCGAGTGGATTTTTCTATAAATGGTCTCGTAAAACGAATAGGAGAGGTTGTATATGAATTTCAAAATAAAACTTAGAACTAGCGGTGGCGGAAAAAGAGAAGTGGATTTACCTGCGACATCCGTACAGGATGCAATAGATCAAATAAAAGAACTATATATTAATTGTACGATTTCGGATATAGATTTAATAACGTCTAACGTTAATAACATACGTTTATATTCTCATGGAGAACAAGTAGAATGCGACCAATCCTTAATTTATCGTCCTTTTACAGATTAACTCGCGAGAGTTACATAGGCTATTATGAAAAGGAGATTAAAATGAATAATCAAAAGAAAGTTAAGTTTCAGAAGAGACTAACTAATATTGAATACCAATTACAATCACTCCAGAACACTAAAGAAATTTTAGTTAAAGGCGACGAACCAGCGAATAGCAAAGCGTTAGCTTTTAATGAAATATTTCGACAAGGTTATCTGGATGAATTGAAAATATTGGAAATCGATATAAAGTTAGCTCTAGACGAGAAGAAACGATTCTGGATATTCTAAAATCCAAAAAGAAGATTCTATGGAAACATAGGATTTTCTTTTTTTCTCGCAGAATTTACAGACCCTATAATGAGAAGAGTTAAAGACATTCGGGTTTACCGAATTACATCTAAAAGGTGAAGTCTAATACTTTTCTCATTCTTTTTTTAAACTCTTGAAAGGAGAAAACAAATGGATCAGATTAAATGCAAATATTGTTCGTCCGAAATCTATAAGAAAGAAGGATCGCTTATATGGATGGATAACAACCCTTTAGATTTTCTTGCCATAATGTGTTTGACTTCACCAACAAAAAAACATGAACTAGAAACTATAGATGTTGTTGAACAGGAGGAATCAAATGAGTCTTAAAACGATCTATGTAACGATTTGCTGGATTCCTGGAAGAATGCTTTTTTCCAACAAAACAAGACGGATATTTGATACAAATATTACTAATCCGGAAGCTATTGCAATGGCAATGTTGGTAAGTAAAGCATCAATACTTAAAGAAAAAACAATGACCGAAGACACTCTAGAATCTATAATAGATGACATGTATTATCAGATCTATGAGGAACCAGAATCTAGAAAACCATTCATTAAATCAGAAAACGCACCATAAGGAGATATAATGGATGAACTACTGTTAGCTTTACGTTTGGGTGATGCTGTTGAGATTAAAAGATTAGCATCTGAACTTCTGGTGAACAAAGATAATCAACTAAATGTCGCAGAAGCGAATGCATTTTCCAAATATGCCCCTTGTAAAATTACCCCTCAAAGACGAGATATTTATCATGCTCGTTCTTATGTTGGTACTATTGAATATGGTACCGCAATATACACATTCAGTTAACTCTTGAAAGGAGAACGAACAATGCCTGAAAAAACATTAGAAGAACTGTTCGAACAATTACTAAACGCTATGGACAATGGTAGAGCCGATTTAGCATCATTTTATGCTACTGATTTATTTAAAAACCGCTCCGATGGAAGTCCGATTAGAGAAAATATGGATGCATTCCAGAAATTTTCTGGTTGTGAGGTTCTTTACAGTGGGAAGACCGTTATGGGTTTTACTGTCGGTTATATTTTCTATCGTGGATATAAATATTATTTTGGTTAGAGGACAAAAATGGAAACAAAAAAAGATTTATCACTAGCAATGAAATCACTTATGGTTGCTCTGTCTTCTTTGAATACCAAACTTGATCCTGATTCTTCTAATAAGAAAGTTGTCAATAGATCACGAACTAAAAAAGGAGCAAAACATATAATGGGGGTACAATTCAAATCTCGTAATACGCTTTCGATAACCCCAGCAAAATATCGTCGTATACATATGGGCTCTCAGAAAAAGAAAGATAAAAATGGACCTAAATCTAATAACCAAGTCATATCGCCAACTGGCTAGAGTATTATCTAAAAACTCGCCTACAATTTTAACTGCGCTTGGTGTTGCTGGTTTGTTCAGCACTGTAATCCTTGCTATTAAAGCCACACCAGATGCTATGGAACTTCTTGAATATGAAAAAGGATTTAGAGCAAGCGAACCTCAAGATTCCAAATATTTAATACCTATTGATATTTTAGACACTGTGGTTCTTACCTGGAAGTGTTATATTCCAACCATAATTATGGGATTAACCACAACAACTTGCATTATAGGTGCCAATCATATCAATTTACGTAGAAACGCGGCGTTAGTAAGTCTATTTTCTCTAACTGAAAGCGCCCTCAAAGAATATCAAGCCAAAGTCGTAGAAACTATTGGTAAGGCCAAAGAAGAAAAAATTAAAGAGGAGATCATCCAAGATAGGTTAAACAATGATCCGGTTAAAGATGGAGCTGTTATATTGACCGGGAAAGGGGATTATCTATGCTATGATTCCTTTTCATCTAGATACTTTAGATCTAATGTAGACTCTATTCAGCGATCGGAGAATACATTCAATCAGAAACTCCTTAGAGAGGGTTGGATGGATATAAACCAATTCTATGATGAGCTTGGTTTAGATCCCATTGAGCTAGGGAATAACTATGGTTGGGTTGGTCAGTACAATCTATTAGAACTCAGATTTACCGTAAAACTAGCAAAAAATGACGAACCATGTCTTGTTTTAGAGTATAGAATTCAACCAACTATGGTTTAGTCGCAGAATATACATAGGCTATAATAGAAAATCAAACATTCAAAAGGAGATTACAATGATCGAAAAGATTAAGTCCACACTGAAGAGTCCAGAGTTTCAAAAAGTAGCCATTAAAACGGTAACCACCATTATGGTCGCAATAGCGATCAACGTAGTAGTTAACGCGGCAACAGCTGCAATTGGAAACGGGATTCAAGCATGGAAAGATCGTAACGACGATATCCCCGCTGAATAAGCAAGAGAGAGATCTAAGGAAACTTAGGTCTCATCTTTTTTCTCTTGAAAGGAGAAACGAAATGCCAATTTGTACTAAAAAACACTTTAATAAAAAGGGTGATAGTCTACCTAAATCAGTTCGGTGTTATTACATCGCTGGAGTGTGTATTGTCGATCCAATACATGAAGGTGGTTTAACTCGGTTTTTGAAAGGGAGATATCCTTATTATCATTCTCCATTTTATGATCAATCAAAAATAAGGCATGAAACAATCGTGCCAAATGATATTAGTGCAGCAGAGTTCAACACTAAAGGGAGTGGATCATCATGAAACGACGTGGATCAAATATGGCTTCAAATGGGCTCAATAAAAAAAATAAAGCCAGAAATCAAGTAGCACTCAAAGGTCGTGGTTGCCGAACTCGAACTGGAGTTTATCCCAGGCGAGGTAAAGGCACGACAACGCACGGCCATCGATAACATATCTTTTGAAAGGAGAATTCACGATGGGAAAAAAGACACCTAAACCCGGTGGAAAAAATGACGGCACATCAAAGCCTCGTCCAAATCCGCAACCACCTAGACCGCATTAAACATGGGAGAAACAAATGATCATACTCATTATCATACTCATTATCATCTCAATCTGGTTACTTATAGCACTGATGTTCGCGGGTTATATTATAGACCACAGGGGTGATCTATGACAGTAGATATATCTGAAATCGAAGAAACTCTTGAAAGGAGAATGAAATGTCAGTTCTAGAACGATATCTTGTCATTCTAAGAATGTCCGATAAAAGTCTTGCACAACTTATCGATTTATATAATCGAGGTGCTGTATCTGAGAAAACAGCTTTGGCTTTGGAGATAATCGACGGATGTGACGGTCCTGGAGATGAGGTGGTATCATGTCGAGAAGGTCATACTGAAGAGTTATAGAAAAATTTGCGCGGTGGGACGGAGAAACAATAACCCACTTATAATGAAGCTCACTTTAACTAATTCCTTTCTTGAGCATGATAGAAGTACCAGCCACACCCGTCGAACTTATTTACTGTATTGTTTATTGGTTATTGGACGGCAGTAGTGTCGGTATAGGACTTCTATCCGTGTCGGTGCAAACCCGGCCGCATTGTAATTTAGACTGGAGTTCGGTCTGAAAATAATCGAGCCTGACCGTTTAACCAGAGTCTTCTGGTGTTTGTCTCGACTTCAGTCTAATTAGAAAACGGGCAACCGGTTTACAGGGGTTGCGGTGATTCACCAACCAAAGGAGTGAAAAAAGCATCACTGACTGAACCAGGTACGTAGTGGCCTCTGCCGATTAATATACTGAGCTGTGTGCGCCCAACTATAAGATAGGTCTCCTCCTGGCTGTGATAAATGATCTAAGTCAAATAGAACAAATCATATTCAAATCAAAAAAGGAGTAATACAATGAACGAGAAATTAATGAAGATCTGGGCTAAGATTGTAGAAAATAAGACCACGATTATGCGTGTTGGTTTGGCTGTTGCGGGGGCAGTTGTTGGGGTTGTTGTAGCGTCTTTGGTTGCCAATTCTCAAGATGAAGAGTTACTTGATGATATGCTGATGGACGAAGAAGAAAATTAAAAATGCGATTAAATATTAATAGATTAAATTGTGTTTTTGCTTGGTTATCTGCCTTTGTTCTGAGTTGGTTGATGATTTTAAGAATAGTTCCCTCAAACCCATTAAGCTGGTTCTTTTATATATCTTTTATGATTATCGGTTTACTAACCTGGGTTTTTGAGGTAAATGGAAGGACACAACCTAAGCCATGAACGCAATCGAGATTGCTAAGGGAGTTCTTGGAACGATTACTGCGATTGGTGTTGGTAATATTGTAGGAAATGTAGTAAAAGCAACCACACCAGCGGGTCTTAATTTATTTAATAGGGCTTCTATCAGCTTTGGTTCTTTTATTATCGGTGGCGTTATTACCGACCATGCGGTTAGATATCTAAACGCAGAATTGGATAATCTATTGATTAAAAAGGAAGAACTACCTGTTGAGATCCTAGACAAAGTAGTATGAATGAAAGAGAAGGGTAAATTACTTATCCTTCTCTTTTTTATTTTTTCTCTTGAAAGGAGATTACACTATGTTCGAAAAAGTAGAAATTAATACAATCGATGATGTGGTTCTTGATCGATTGGAATTTAAAATATGTATACCTAAAAACTTAAGATTTTTTGAAGTTTTTGATGTCGGGTTACAAAAGAAAATGAGTGAGGCCATACTAAGTAGAGATAAAGTAGCTTACTTGGATGTTATAAAAGAACTAGTTTTTAAAATGGAGGCGCCTAATGGCCAAAAGTAAAAAGCTCGATCATTCCCATAACGTAGAGGAAGAAGCATTTCCTAGTAATTCTAATGCTAGTAAAGTTGCGCCTATTCGTCCAGAATATAGGGAAGAAGATGGGGCCAACATTGTCGAGGAACCCCAACCAATAACAAAAACTATTAAAGGTAGGGCAATTCGAAGAAAGAAATCGTTATCACGATCTATCAAAGAAACATTTATTAATGAAAATAGCAAGAACGTAGGACATTATATTGTCTTTGAAGTTCTTATTCCTGCCGCCAAAAATATGATCCAGGAGATGTTCACACAAGGCATTGAAATGTTCTTATTTGGTGAGAGTGGCGGTGGACGTAATCGATCTAAGAGAATGGATAAAACCATTGTAAGTTATGGAAGTATGTACAGACGGGATTCCGAACGACCCGAATCAAGACATTCACGTCGAGACAAATTTGATTTGTCTGAGATTTTCTTCAAGCGTGGCGATGAAGCTAATGAAGTGCTTGAACAATTATGCGATCAACTGGAAAAATATGACGAGGTTACCGTTTCTGATTATTTTGATTTTGCCGGTATTAATGGGGCTAATTGGGTTCATGCCAAATGGGGATGGACAAATCTTAAAAGAGCATATTGCACTCACACAAGAAATGGATATGCCATCGTTCTTCCAGATCCGGAAGAGTTAGGTTAAATAAATATAGGAAAAAGCTATGAAACTTAAAACTCGTTTATACCTTTTAAAGAGAAAGACAAAACAATTTTTTACGTATGAAATTTATAAAGCATTATATACCAGTTTTCTAACAATTTGTTTATTTGCGTTTTGGGTTATCGCAATTGATATTGGTTACGTTATTGTTAATACTCAAGCAACACTCGACATGGCAACTAAACACGAAACCGATATACCAATGTGTGCAACCAAAAAAACAGAAATTCGAGAGAACCCAACTGGTTTTGTTCTTTCGGAAATTAAACAAGGGGATGTAGTATGGGTTGTTCAACTTCAAGTGCCCTTCGCAGTGGTATGGTACTCAGACGGTCATAGTTGGTATCTCGGAACAACCACAGCATCATATTTGGTACCGTGTGATCGCATAAAGCAAGATGCTCTATAAGGAGCCAGCCATGTTAAATAACATATTTGACATCCTCCAGCGATTACGAGAAGGCATAACAAAACAAAATGCCAGAATAACTGTTGAAGAACATGATATTCTCGAGCCTGGAGACGGCCTGAGATTTCAATTCATCTGGTATGAAGATAAAAAATTAACAGTCAGTCTAGTCATATCTCGTGAAGAAATAAACCGAACTAGCTGGGACGAAAGTAGCCTCATCGATCGAATCATTCGTGATGTAAACACTGAAATCCTCGAACAGATCAAGAATTCACATAATAAGTAAAATATTAAACAAGGAGAAAACACAATGAATTTTCAAACAATTAAAACCACAGTCTTGCGATCGTATGGACGTGGTGGTCTTATTCTTAAGAAATATAGCCCCGAGATCTTATTGGGTGTCGGATTGATCGGAGGGGTGGTTGCTGCAGTGTTGGCGGCAAAGGCTACGTTAAAAACCAATGATATAATAGATGAACATATTGAGAAAATGAATTGGGTGAAATCACAAGAAGCTGCCTTTGAAGAGGATTCTATAGATATTACAAAAGAGGAACTCATTAAAGAGAGAGTTACAGTTTACACCCAAACAGGTCTTCAATTTGCCAAGTTGTATGGACCTTCTATTGGTATTGGCGTGTTGTCAATCACGGCAATACTTGGTGCTCATGGTATTATGGCTAAGCGTCAAGTTGCTTTGATTAGTGCATATGGTATTCTTAGCGAGGGTTTCAAAAGTTATCGTGAGCGTGTAATTGAGAAGTTGGGTGCCGACACGGATAAAATGTATAGTCTTGGATTGCGAGAAGGGGAGCAGATAGTTATTGAAGAAGATGAGAATGGTAAGAAAACTAAGACTAAGAAAAAGGGATTAGTTTATGATTATAGTTTTAAAAGTATTTATTCTCGATTCTTTGATGAAAGCAATCCTCAATTTAGTACCGATAGACTTATGAATAAAGCATTTTTGACGGCCAGACAGAATTATATGAACGATGTTTTAACTATTCGTGGTCATGTGTTTCTCAATGAAGTTTATGAATCGTTAGGTTTCCAGCACACAAAAGAAGGCGCAATTGTTGGGTGGGTCTTAAGATCTAATGATCAAATGAAAGCAGAAGGTCGGGATGGTTTTATTGATTTCGGTATTAGCGATTACGTTAACGACGATACACGAGAAGTTATACGGTTAACAAAACCGAATGCTTTTCTTCTTGATTTTAATGTTGACGGCATTGTTTACGATCTTATTTGAAGGCGGGAGTCACTGGCGGCAATAGCATCTGGTAATATATTTGAACCATTGGGCATAGAGCCAGATGACTATGTCTACGGTGGTCAATAAAGGAGAACACACAAAATGAATAAAAATATAGCTTTACTAATCGGTGCCACAATTGGTGCCGGTGTTGGTTATTTAATTGCTGATTGGTATATCGAATTTCAAATGCCAACAGAGGAAGATGAGGAGGATTTTGAATTGAATGAGTTTGATGTAAGTGATCGTGGTGATAAATTCCAACCTAAGCCTAGGGTTAAAAAAGAAAAGCATAGAAAACCCAACCCGTCCTTAAACTATACCGAGTATTTCCAATCCCAAAATCGGCCAGAGCTTGCGGTATTGGCGGCTAAATATAATGGACAATCGGATGCAACTCCAATCGGTCAAGTAACAAATATTGAAGAGATTTATGATGATTCTGGAAAAATTGATGAGGTTGAGTTTATAGTTAACATCGACTCAGATAAAGATCCAGTCATTATCTCAATTGCAGAATATGCTAACGACGGAGAATACGATCATCAGACTTTGCATTATTTTGATGATGACGTAGTTACAGATGAGGATGATCTACCAATCAATCGCCCAGAGAAATTCCTAGGAGATGAGGCATTAGTGTCGTTTGGTGTTCTATCAGAAGACGAGGACATAATCTATGTACGCAATAATGCCAAAAAGGCTATGTATGAGATCCTTCGACTAAATAAAAACTATGCCGCACCTCGGATCGAAAAAGTTACTAAGCGACGTCTTAAGGAGGAAGTGGTAAATGATAAGGAAACAGGAAACACTTAGAGACGAGTATTTCTCATGGCTTTACGAAATAGTAAATGAAAAAAAGAGAAGCTATAAAAAACTTTGTCATATTTTTCATGAAAAAAAATTTAGATGGTTTGTACAAAATGACGACAATCGGTATATGGATGGGGTTGCTCTTAGACAGATCTTTGTTGATGTCCAGAAGTTAGATGAAGAGCATACCGAAGTGTCATATTTTCTTAAAGGGGGAGAATGTACTATCTTCGAAATGCTAGTGTCTCTAGCTCAACGTATAGACGAGTTGACTTACAATTTAGAAGATCAACAAAATCGCACACCAAAGTGGTTTCTGGAAATGGTCCAAAATCTCGGATTAGACTGTTACACAGATGTGACACTTATTGACCCGAAAAGAAATGTGTCACAAAATGAGGCTATTGATAGTGTTTTGGAAACATTATTAGACCGTACGTACGACGCTTTCGGAACAGGCAGCTTATTTCCCCTTAAACGGCGACCCCAGAAGCACATGGCTAAAGTAGAGATTTGGTACCAGCTTATGATCTATTTGGACGAAAACTATGGCTAGTGACACTTTGTTGCGCTTTTGTGACACTTTTGAAATGCCATATTTTGGGAAAACAAGAGGGGGAATTGCACTTTTGTGACACTTTTACACTTTTTTATCTCTATTAATATATAATATATATAATATATATAGGGAATCCCGTGGTTCCGCACAGGGCCGAGTAGTCAAAAATAAGTGTAAAAAGTGTAAAAGTGTCACATTTTTAAAGAAAGGAGATAAATGGACTTTTTAACCACAAGCCAAAGACCCAAACAAAATGGGGGGATAGATATAGTACCGGACTTTAAGGTTACTAGATCTAAAGATTTAATGATCCGTGGTAAAAGTTTTTACGCCATTTGGGATGACGAAAAACAATTATGGTCAACGGATGAGTATGACGTTCAACGGCTAGTAGACAAAGTACTTCATGACTATGCCGACAAAGTTAAAGAACAAAAACCAAACGATTCAATCGTTGTTAAATCCATGGGTAATTTCACCACAAATAGTTGGTCTAAATTCAGATCGTATATTAATCAGCTATCAGATAACGCTACTCAATTAGATACAAATCTAACCTTTGCTAACACTGAGATAACCAAAAAAGATTATGTAAGTAAACGCTTATCATATTCTTTGAATGAAGGATCGATAGAGTCTTGGAATATATTTATGTCTACGGCGTATGATCCAGAGGAAAGAGAGAAAATTGAGTGGACTATCGGAGCAATCGTCGCAGGAGAAGCAAAATATATTCAAAAACTTCTTGTTATTTATGGCGAACCAGGTAGTGGTAAATCAACAGTATTAAACGTTATTCAAAAGATGTTCGAGGGATATTATACAACGTTTGAAGCTAAGGCTTTAGGATCAAATAACAACTCGTTCTCTACAGAAGCATTTAAAGGAAATCCATTATTAGCTATTGAGCACGATGGTGATCTATCAAGACTAGAAGACAATACAAAATTGAACTCATTAGTTTCTCACGAAGAGATGGCTAGAAATGAGAAGAATAAACCGGTATATACTGCAAGGTCTAATGCTTTTGTTATTATTGGTACTAATAAGCCAGTTAAGATTACTGATGGTAAATCAGGACTTCTTCGAAGAATGATTGATGTTAGAACTTCAGGAAGAATTTTACCAATTCATCAGTACCAAACGGTGATATCGAGAATGAATTTTGAGCTAGGTGCTATTGCCTATCACTGTTTGACATTATTCAGAAAATTAGGAAAAGATCGTTATTTAAATTATAAACCGACTAGAATGCAAATAGAAACAGACATATTCTTCAATTTTGTCGAAGAGAATTTTTATGTATTCAAACAACAAGATGGTACAACTCTATCCCAAGCCTGGGTTATGTATAAAATGTTCTGCGATGAAACATCGATCGAATATCGATTGCCCCGTCATAAATTTCGATCTGAGTTGAAAAATTATTTTAAAGATTTTAAAGATGTGGGCCGTAGTACTGAAGGAAAACAGATAAGAAGTGTGTTTTCTGGTTTTGAGGCTGACAAATTTAGTACCAATGCTTTTTCCGAAGAAGACGAAATACCAATATCATTAACGTTGGATTTTGACGAATCAATATTGGATACTGTTGGAAAAGATTATATCGCACAATTAGCATCCCCTATTGATCTTTTCCCAATTAAGAAATGGGCAGATGTAAAAACAACCCTTTCGGACATAGATACTAAAAAACTTCATTATGTGGTCCTTCCGAAGAATCATATTTATTTAGATTTCGACATAAAGGACGATACTGGGGAAAAATCGCTACAATTAAACATAGAAGCCGCTAGTAAATTCCCCCCAACGTATGCTGAATACAGTAAAAGTGGTAAAGGTATACATCTTCATTATTTTTATGATGGCGATGTGGAAAAATTATCAAGTATATATTCTGAAGGCATAGAAATTAAAAGAACTAGCTATGGCGAAAAAGGCCCCTCGACTCTAAGGCGGAAACTATCTAAATGTAATAACCTACCAATAACCAATATAAATGGTGGTCTTCCCTTGAAAGGAGAAAAAGTGATAGATGCAAAAACGGTGGCTAGTGAGAAGGGTCTTAGGGACTTAATCATTAGAAATTTAAAGAAAGAAATACACCCAGGAACAAAGTCGTCTGTAGACTTTATTTATAAAATATTAGAGGATTCTTACAAGTCTGGACTTAAGTATGATGTAACTTCTCTAAGACCTAATGTTTTGCATTTTGCTAATAATAGCACAAATCAAGCAGAGTATTGTGTTGGTCTTGTTAGTAAAATGAAATTCAAATCAGATCACGATGATGTTTTTGAGATAGTTCCGGATGATAGACCAAACGTGTTCTATGATGTTGAAGTATTTTCCAACTTATTTGTAGTATGCTGGAAAGTAGAAGGAGATGATCAAAAAATAGTTAGAATGATAAACCCAACGTCAAAAGATATTGAATCGTTGTTGACAATGAAGCTCATAGGTTTCAATAATAGACGATATGACAATCATATTCTATATGGCAGATATATTGGTTACAACAATCTAGAACTATATGATCTAAGTCGTAAAATAGTTGAGGGTAGTTCTAATTCATATTTTAGAGAAGCATACAATATCTCTTATACTGACATCTATGATTTTTCGTCAGCTGGCAACAAAAAGAGTCTAAAGAAATGGGAGATAGAACTAGGTATTCCTCATAAAGAACTTGGTCTCCCTTGGGATCAACCAGTACCAGAAGACAAGTGGTTGACTGTAGCCGAATATTGTGATAATGATGTGGATGCCACAGAAGTGGTGTTTAATCATTTATCTGGAGATTGGGAAGCCCGTAAAGTTCTATCAGAACTTAGCGGTTTGTCAGTAAACGATACCACTAATCAACATACAATTCGAATCGTATTTGGAGATAACAAAACACCTCAAGGTTCCTTTGTTTATACTGATTTATCAGAAATGTTTCCAGGCTATACTTTTGACGCTGGAAAAAGTACATATCGTGGTGAAGATCCAAAAGAAGGTGGATATGTATACGCAGAACCAGGTATGTATGAAAATGTGGCTTTGTTGGATGTGGCGTCAATGCATCCAAGTAGCATTGTTAATTTAAATTTACTTGGTAAATTTACCAAAACATATTCGGAATTAAAACAAGGTCGAATTGCTATTAAACATAAGGATATGAAAGCACTAAATTCCCTATTAGATGGTAAGTTAGAGTCTTTAGTTAACAGAGCAGAAGGTCGATCATTTAGTCTTAAAGGTCTATCTGAGGGTTTAAAGACTGCGCTTAATTCTGCGTATGGACTCACTTCTGCTTCTTTTGATAATCCATTTAGGGATATTCGAAATGTGGATAATATCGTTGCAAAACGTGGAGCGTTATTCATGATTGATTTAAAACACGCAGTTCAGGAGAAGGGCTTTACGGTTGCTCATATTAAAACGGATTCAATCAAGATTCCAAACGCAACAGAGGAAATTATATCTTTCATTAATGATTTTGGTAGAAAATATGGCTATTCCTTTGAGTATGAAGGAACCTATTCGAAATTCTGCTTAGTTAATGATGCCGTATACATTGCAAAAGATAAAGAAGGCACATGGACAGCAACCGGTGCCGAGTTTGCTCATCCTTTTGTCTTTAAGACACTGTTCTCAAAAGAACAAATAGAATTTTCTGATTTGTGCGAAACAAAAGCAGTTACAGGAGAGTCGGCTTTATATTTGGATATGAATGAGGGTTTATCAGAAGGAGAACACAACTATCAATTTGTAGGAAGAATCGGTTCGTTCTGTCCAGTAGAAGATGGGACCGGTGGAGGAACTTTGGTTCGACTAAAAGATAGTAAGTATTATGCTGCTACCGGAACAAAAGGATATCGATGGTTGGAAGCAGATATGGTTAAAACTCTTGGTATATCCGACCAAATAAACACGACATATCATGAGAAACTAGTTTCAGATGCTATCGAACATATTTCTAAATTTGGAGATTTCGATACTTTTGTTTCTGAACAGAAAACCAAGGAGAGTAAAAAGAAATAAATGTTAAAATATAAAACAACCCAAGTAGGAGCCATCACCACAATGCGTTCCGATAATGGTTTTAATCTTTTTATTACATCAGATATTCATTTCGATAGTGTATACTGTAATAGAGATAGGTTTTTTAAAGACCTTGAGATCGGGATAGATAGGGGGTGTAATATTATAATTGTTGGTGATCTATTCGACGCAATGAATGGTCGATTCGACCCTCGTCGGGACATGAGCCATCTTCGTCCAGAATATAGAAGGGATGACTATTATGATTTCATCGTTGATGATGCGGTAGAGAAATTGAAACCATATGCCAAACATATTCTAATGATAACAGAAGGCAATCATGAAGGATCTGTTTTAAAAAATGCCAACACTGATCTTATTGGTAGACTAACCAAAAAACTTAATATTTTAAGAGGTGGGTATGGTGGTATTATTTTAGCAAAAGATAAAAAGCACACAACACCAATAAAATATTTTCATGGATCTGGAGGAGAAGCACCAGTTACAAAAGGAGCAATTCAAACCAATCGTCAGGCGGTGTTTCTTCCAGATTTTCAAATAGTCTTAAATGGACACAGCCACAACGCTTATTGGATACCATTAGTTAGAGAACGAGTATCGTTTGAGGGAGAACATTATTATGATATTCAACATCATATTAGAACTCCGGGATATCTAATGAGTTATGGGGATGGAACGAATGGTTGGGAAGTAACTCGTGGCGGAGTACCAAAACCAGTTGGTTCTTTTGTCTTGAAAATAAAAGATGGAGAAATATTTCCATATCCAATAATTCACGCACCAAAAGCAATTAGCCCGGTTATAGATCAATATTCCGGCATTGTATTTCCACAAGATTCAGAAGAAGGAGTAAAACATGGCCACAAAAAAGAAAAATCAAGAAAGTGAAAAACCAAAAGTTCAACCATTAACAATCCAAAACGCAAAGTTGATGTATAGAAATTTTAGTGGGGCTGCTAAAAAGTTTAATGCCAAAGGACTTAGAAATTTCCACATTTTATTGGAACCGGATATTGCGAAAACTCTTGAGAAAGATGGTTGGAATATCAAATGGGATGATCCAAAAGAAGAGGATGATCCACCGGTAGCACACATTAAAGTTGCCGTTCGTTTTGATAACTATCCTCCAAGAATCCTTTTAATAACATCAAAAAATAGATCTGTTCTATCCGAGTCAACGGTTGATATTCTTGACTGGGCTGAAATTGAAACAGCAGATGTAGTTCTTACTGGATCTCCTTGGGATGTTCAAGGTAAGCAGGGTATCAAAGCTTATTTGAAAAAAGGTTTCTTTACTTTGTCTGATGATGATTTAGAAACAAAATATGCTATGCCCAACAATGGGCCTAGTGAAGAAGATGCTTAAGCTATTTGATTATCAAATAAAAGCTATTTCAGAACTCAAGACTGGCTCCATCCTAAGGGGTGGAGTCGGTTCTGGTAAAACTTTGACTTCGCTTGGGTATTATAAACAAAAAGAAACATCAAAAGAATTATATGTAATAACCACAGCAAAAAAGAGAGATGAATTAGATTGGGAACATGAGTCTAAACTTTTAGATATCCCCAACATACATGTAGATTCTTGGAATAATATAGGGAAATATAAGGATGTTAAGAATGCGTTTTTCATATTTGATGAACAGAAGACATCTGGATATGGTTCTTGGGTTAAGTCATTTATCAAAGTCTCCAAGTCAAATAACTGGATTTTACTTTCGGCAACTCCTGGTGATAAATGGATCGATTATTTACCTGTATTTATTGCTAATGGGTTTTATAAAAATAAGTCTGATTTCGTCACCAAACATGTGGTGTATAACACATATACCAACTATCCGAAAATAGATAGATATGTAGAAACTGGGAAGTTAGAGAAATTAAGAAGAGCCATTACTGTTAAAATGGACTATAAGAAAAAAACAATAGACCATATAATATTGTTAGATATGCCCTACGATTCCTCCAAATTTGAAATAGTATTTAAAGATAAGTGGAATCCGTTCAAAGATGCACCAATTAAAAGCGCATCAGAAGCATGTTACACAATGAGAAAAATTGTAAACAGTAATCAATCCAGATTGAATGCTATTAAAATACTTATGAAAACACATCATAAGATAATGGTTTTTTATAATTTTAACTATGAGTTAGATTTATTGAGAACGTTAAAAGACGACTTAAATGTTTCGGTGGCTGAATATAATGGACAAAAACACGAGAGTATACCAGTAGCGGACAGATGGTTATATCTAGCTCAATACACTTCTGCTGGAGAGTCCTGGAATTGTATAGAAACCAACACTATTGTTTTGTATTCTAGGAATTATTCTTATCGTCAAACGATACAGGCAATGGGTAGAATAGACCGTCAAAATACTACCTTTGTAAATCTATATTACTATTTTTTAACCTCCAACTCACCGATTGATAACGCTATATTAAAGACCTATTCGGAGAAAAAAAACTTCAACGAAGTCAATTTTATCAAAAAATAGCCTCGCGTCGCAAACATATGCTATAATAGAAGAAGGGTTGTTTTTAATATTAAAGCTATATTACATAGAGATTGAAATCAAAACATCCCCTTCTTTTGTTTTTGCTCATAAAGGAGTATTATGATTTTAGAAAGTCGGTTTAAAGCCGATTTGATCGAGGAAATAGAAGCACTATATCCTGGTGCTATTGTACTTAAAACGGATGCGAATCAAATCCAAGGTTTTCCAGATAATTTAATTTTGTGCGATAACAAATGGGCTGCATTTGAGGCCAAAAGAGATATATCAGCATCTATTAGACCTAATCAAAAGCATTACGTTCAAATGTTAAACAGCATGTCATACGCGTCCTTCGTGTTTCCACAAAACAAGGAGAAATTTTTAAATGAACTTCAACAAACATTCCAATCTACAAGGTGAGCACTCATTTCTTAGCCCATCAAAATATCATTGGATTAATTACGATGAGGATAAAATTGGGTCTGCTTATCTGAAATTTTTAGCTGCTCAAAAGGGAACTCAACTTCACGACTTTGCCTGTCAGTGTATAAGGTTAGGAATTAAACTACCAAAGAATAAACAAACTTTAAATAGTTATGTTAATGATGCGCTTGGGTTTAGAATGATCCCTGAACAACCTCTTTTCTACTCGGAAAATGCGTTTGGAACCGCAGATGCCATATCTTTTAGAGATAAGATACTTAGAATCCATGATTTGAAAACTGGAGTGTCTCCAGTATCAATGAGTCAGTTGGAAATATATGTTGCTTTTTTTTGTTTAGAATATGAAATGAATCCGAAAAAAATAGACATAGAGCTAAGATTGTACCAAAGTGATGAAATAGTTGTTCATAAACCAGAGTGGGAAAGTATACAGGACATAATGAAAAAAGTCGTTTCTTTTGATGAGAGGATTAATTTAATTAAAACAGACTTGGAGGATTAAAACTATGTCTTATTTCTATCACATTGGTGTTAAACGTAAATCAGGCAGATATCCTTGGGGATCTGGTAACAACTCAGAACAAAGAGGAACTAGTTTTTTAGGTTACATATCAAAACTTCAAAAAGAAGGATTATCAGAAATTGAAATCGCAGAAGGTTTGAGCATGACTACCACACAATTAAGAACGAGGAAGTCAATAGCTAAAGCTGAACTTAGAGCTGCGGCAACAATTACTGCGCTTAAGTATAAAGACAAAGGCATGTCAAATGTTGCTATAGGCATCAGGATGGGTCTTAATGAATCTTCTGTTAGAGCGTTACTTGATCCTTCTTTACAAATTAGATCTGATATCGCGCTATCAACATCCAAGATGTTACGAGAAACAATTGAAAAAAAAGGTGTTATTGACGTTGGGGCTGGTGTTGAAAGTCAAATAGGTATAAGCAGGACAAAATTAAATACTGCTATATCCCTACTTGAAGAAGAAGGTTATAAAATTCATTATGTCCAAACACCACAGCTTGGCACCGGAAAATTTACAACCATTAAAGCTTTAGCTCCTCCGGGTATGGAATATAAGGATGTTTATAAAAATAGATCTGAGATAAAACCAGTATCTAATTTTATATATAGCCCAGATGGTGGAAGAACTCAATATGGTTTAGTTACGCCTAAAAATGTTGACTCAAAAAGAATAATGGTAAGATACAAAGAAGATGGTGGTAGCGATAAAGATGGGGTTATCGAACTTAGGCGTAACGTAGAAGATCTTTCTTTAGGTAAAACCAAATATGCCCAAGTTAGAATTGCTGTTGATGGAACACATTATTTAAAAGGCATGGCTATATATGCTGATAATATGCCTGCAGGTGTGGATATAATATATAACAGTAATAAAGATAAAACAACACCAAAACAAAACGTTTTTAAAGAATTAAAAGACGACGTTGATAATCCATTTGGTACTCTAATAAAACCGCAAGGACAAAAAGGAGCTTTAAATATTGTAAATGAAGAAGGAGATTGGGGAAAATGGTCTAAGAATTTGTCATCACAAATATTGTCAAAACAATCTCCAGCTTTAGCAAA